ATACAAAGCAGGTTGGGTAAAACATCCTAGTACAATATGGTTATTTGAATCTGCTTACAATTATATGTGGTTGTACAAACATATGTTAGCTTTGAATGAAGAGTATAAGAAAAGATATAATCATACAGAGGACCATATTACAATTCAAAAACTAGGTGAGTTGTTAAGACACCCACCTAAAAATGCAAAGATTAATAAGATTGCAACAGACCCACAACCAGCAATGCCTGAACATTGTAAAGTTGATGGTGACGCAGTAGCTAGTTATAGAAACTACTATATACTAGAGAAGAAAAGATTTGCTACTTGGAAAAGTCCAGCAAAAGTACCAGATTGGTACGCAGAGGGTAAAATTTATGGCAACATTGAAGAAGAACAATACATCTAGGCCTAAAATTTTTGAAAGAAATCCTAATACAGGTGTAATTAGGTGGCGATACGTTGGTGAATCACACGACAAATTTGGTTGGCCAAATTATGGTAGAATATTGAAGGAGAAAAAAAATGCGAAATCAAATAATTGAAGCATTAAGAAAACACGCTGAAGGACATATTGAGAAACATAAAGTTAATATTGAAACTCAATTAAAAAATCCTGTTGGTGTTGCGAGTCATCCTGACCACATAGAGACAATTGAAAAAGAATTAAAAGGTCTTGCTCAGTATGATGAACAATTAGAAATGCTAAATAAATATTTCACTTATCAAGACCCATTAAAAAGTAAACAATAATGAGTGGATTAAAATATTTGTGGGGTGTTATTACGCCTTACTTAATTACAGGTGTGGTCATAGCGGCCATATTATTAGGAACATTTTATCTAGGATATATCTTTGCAATAGATATATTTGAGTTATGGTGTTTTAGAACGGAGTTACCTAGTTTATGATAACAGCTATATTCATTATAGGATTTTTAGTAATGGTCCTAAATGAGGGATTTGTAATCTTACGTCATCTATCAAAGAAGATGGCAAAGAGAAGAGAAAAATTAATCAAGAAGTATGGTAAAAAGTGGCAGATATTTCATAGTGCAATGGATATTGTATGGGTATCTTTTGTTGCAATAGGTATTATATTTTCAGAATACAGAATGTTCTTTTTAGGACTAGTATTAGGTTTCTGGATTATTGTATTTGTTGGTGTGTATCTACCAAAACTAATTAAGATAAGAGAAAAGTTTAGACCAGATGAGTAATCAACCACAACTATTTGAGACCGAAGACCAATATGGTAATGATATCATACAAGGTCCTAAATTAACAAAAAAGAATTTAACAACAAAACAGGCAATGATTGACCCTAAAAATCCTGATACGGTCGGCTCTAGTGCCTGGAATTTAGGTAATCATACATTAGCGATATGTTTTATAATGTGTCTTGCCTTTGTTGTATATGCGAGTTATCAGTAATGCCAACTTATACTTTTGAGAATACAAAGACAGGTAAGGTATATGACGAATATATGTCTATAGCTGATAGAGAGACATATTTAGAACAAAATCCACACATTAAACAACTTATCAATAAGATAAATATAGTAAGTGGTACAGGTGGTATTAAAACAGACTCGGGTTGGAAAGAGAATATGTCAAGAATAGCAGAAGCACACCCGACATCACCACTAGCACAAAGATATGGCAAAAGGTCAATCAAACAAGTCAAAACTGAACAAGTAATACAAAAACACCGTAAAAGAAGAGGTAAGAAATAATGGCAAAAGATATACCAGATTATATGCGTGGTTTTGACCTTGATGATGATTGGGGTATGACACCTGTTAGCAATATGCCACAACAGGAACAAACAATAGACCCTAAAGCTATTGACAATCAGAATTTAGAATTATCAAAAGTAAAATCAGATGTATCATCTATAAAATCTATGATGAATGAAGTTATGCAGATTGTTGCTGATAAAGAGTCAGTATCAAAAGAAATAAATGATGAAGATGTAAAAACTAGATTTAAAGATGTAGAGAAATTGATTTTACCATTTTTATATAATTTAATGAAGAGTGATGAACCTTACATACATTGGCCAAATAGAACGCCAATTATTAAGGCACAAATAGAAAAGTTGCTAAAAATTACTAGGGGGTAGTATGAATGTTAAAGAACAACATAAAGAACTAAAACGAGAAGTAAATATTTTAGAACAAAAACGAAAAGAAGACAGAGGTAGTGTTTCTTGGCAGTTATTAAGAGACGCTAAAAAGTTAAAATTAAAAGCAAAGGAAAGACTAAATGAAATTAAGTCCTAATTTTTCTTTAAAAGAAATGACTAATTCACAAACGGCTATTCGTAAGGGTATTAATAATAATCCTAACGAAGACCATATGAATGCCTTAAAAGCATTATGTGAAAACGTCCTACAAAAAGTCAGAGACCATTATGGTAAAGTAGTTACCATATCAAGCGGGTATCGTAGTCCTGACCTGTGCGAGGCAATTGGCTCAAGCAAAAATTCCCAACACGCTAAAGGCCAGGCGGCGGATTTTGAGGTGTTTGGATTGAGCAACGCTGAATTAGTAAAGTGGATTTCAGAGAATTGTGAGTTTGACCAGATGATATTGGAATTCCACAATTTAGATGAACCTAATTCGGGGTGGGTACATTGCTCTTATCGTGCAGATGGTGAAAACCGAAAACAGATATTAAGAGCGTATAAGAACGAAAGCAATAAGACTTGTTATGAGTCTTATGACCCTAATTGAAAGGCAAAGAGGGACGAATTAAGAGAAAGTCCCGATTTAATTAACGACCATTTAACTTTGTACAGGTCAAACTAGGCTTGCCAAATATGGTTTTGATGTATATAATATTAATAATGGAGTAATATAATGACGAATTTTGTACAAATAGATGAGAACAAGTTTCCTAAAACAAAGGGAATGAATCAGAATGGTTTTAGATTTTATAATATAGATGGTAAACATTATCCATCTGTGACCAGTATTCTAGGCATTAAGAAAAAAGAGGGTTTAGAAAAGTGGCGAAAGAGTGTTGGCGAAGACGCAGCTAAATGGGAAATGGCCAGAGCGGCACGTAGAGGTAAGGCAACACATACATTAGTTGAACAATATTTAAAAGGTGAACCACAAACAATTCGTGATGTCTTACCTATCGGTATGTTCAGACTTTTAAAACCCTATCTTGACCAAATCAACAACATACATTGTTTAGAAAGAATAATGTACTCACACAAATTGACCCTTGCTGGTCAAGTTGATTGTATAGCAGAGTACAATGGTAAATTATCTGTAATTGATTTCAAAACGGCAAACAAAGAACGTATTGATAGTTGGAATGAATCATATTACTTGCAATGTACTGCCTATGCAATTATGTATGAAGAGCTATTCGGTAAACAGATAGACCAAATTGTTATTTTACAAGCAGGCGAAGACGGAAGTTGCCATAGTTTTGTGAAACAGAAAAAAGAATATTTGTCTCAACTAGAACAATCTATTAAGGACTTTTATAAATATTATGAAGAACTTAATAAAGCAAAGATAAACCAATAATCAAACCTTATTAAGTCTCACAGGAGACAAAATGCAAAAAATAATACTAACTTTGTTATTTAGCTTAGTTGTGTTTACTGCTCAAGCAGACCACGAATTAGAAAATCCGGGTATGTATGGGTTAGCACCACTAGGTTTACCTGCTCAATGTGGTCCTAGTGAGGTCGTGAATGAGTACATACAGAGGTTTGATTTTAATCCAGAGACGTTTTCCGTAGCGAGAGAGGGAGCACAACCACAAAATCCTTCTGCTTACTTTGTATATACGTTTGTGTCAAAAGATAGAAGTCAACACCTTATTGTTTTAACTAGTCCAGATGGACAAGAAAGCTGCATTGTATCTCACTCTTTTGACCTGGCATATGCACACAAAGAGCGAACATAGAATTACTTGTTGACGTAAAGTATAATACGTATAGAGGACGTGGGTGCAACTCCCACCACCTCCACCATAAACACATTTAGGTGTGCTTATGGGGGGTGTGGTAGGTTCGACTCGTACAGAAAAACTTTATAGAGAGTAATAGTTGGCGAACTTAAACGCAATTTAAATGGCAACAATAATTTTGCCCTTGCAGCCTAACGGCTAACGGAGTTTGTGGTGTACTTGGCAACAGAAACACCACGCTTTACATTTACAAGATTATATGATAAGTTAGGGATATGAATAGTAAAGAATTTTCACAACAAATTAACGACATAGTTAAAGATAAAAAACCTATCACTTATATTGACGCAATAGTCCACTATTGTGAACAAAACAATATAGAGATAGAAACCACATCAAGACTAATATCAAAATCACTAAAAGAAAAAATTAAAGCAGAAGCTTTGAATGCTAATCTGTTAAAGATTAAAAAAGGTGGTACATTACCTGTATGAACGGCCTAGAGTTTCTATATCAAGTATTATTTGTAGAATGGGACAAAGGTCTATGGGGTATTATACTATTAGGCGTTGTCTTTGCTATTATAAGTATTGTAAGTGATTATGGATATAGTGAAAATAGAGATAAACAATAATGTATGGTGGATTTGATGTATATAAAGTGTATCTTGGTGTTAAACTACACTTCACAACAGATTCATACGACTATATAAAATATGGCGGTAAAACAAATGCTAAACTGGATACGTTCACTAAAAGAAAAGATAGATATTTTTTTCATAAGTTATCTAAAAGATATAATGAACGAGACATACTTGATTACTTTGTTAGTAATTTTGCTGTTGATAGCGACAATTGGATAGGAGATTTATTAACAAATGAAGGTGCTGAAACTTATGCCAAGTATAGAAAGTATAAAGAGTCTTTCAGATACCATTTTCGGGACGATTGCGTACGGATTAGTGATGATTTTAGCCGTAAGCGGATTTCTTTTGATGATGGTTTCTTGCCTCATATGGGACAACATCCTAGAGTCTTACGATTACTTATTCAAGGGAAAGTTAATTACCAAACCGCCATCTACTTGGATAAACATCTTGCGTTTTTTAAAAATTGGGACAAAAGTATTAGTGAAAAAGTCGTATGGCCTAAAATCTCATCTACGATTACCAGATTAAAACCATTTTTAAATTTTAATATGACAGAAGCAAAGATGATAATGAAAGAAGTATTTTTAAATAAATGATGAATGACGAAGACATAAAAGAATATCATAATCTTGGTGTCAAAAGAGTTTTCTGTATAGGCAATGGTGAATCAAGATTAGGTTTTGATTTAGAAAGATTAAGACCACTAGGCAAGATTATGGGTTGTAATGCTCTGTATAGAGACTTTATGCCAGACGCATTAACAGGTGTTGACCACGGCATAATGCACGAAATATATCACAAAGGTGTCGCTTGTAAGATACCTTGTTTCTTTAGAGACTGGACAAAAGTACCTGCCTTTCATTTTAAGATGATGGTTGAGGGTGCAATATCTAAAATGGATTTAGAACTGGTCAGAAATGAGAAAGGTGTATTTACAGAGAATGAAAGAGGTCAGGCACAGGAGTTTGTATTTCACGGCTCTAAACTAGAGGGTCTGGCACATATTATAAAAAAGAATAAAGAAGTAATAGAGAAGAAGATAAGCACAGGTCAAGTTAAACTATCTTGGATACACCCTAAAAATGACAAGTCTCATAATTTAAATGATATAATGATACCAAAAGACCTAGGTTGGGCTGCTGGTCCGTCAAGTGGTTATGTTGCGTGTGAATACTACAAGGCAACCGAGGTGTTTATGATAGGTCACGATTTACAATCAACTACATCTACAATTAACAATATTTACAAAGGGTCAAAACATTATTTGGCACCAGAGAATGGTCCTACACCACACGATAATTGGGTAAACCAATGGTTAAGTCTTATGAAGAGGTTTCCTAGTACAACTTTCTATAAAGTAAACAGAAATCTGAACCTAAAAGACAACGTGAATATGCACGTTCCAGAGTGGGAGGGTCAAAAGAATTTATTTTATGTTGACTATTCCAGCATTGACAATTTAGAATCAATATAGTATATTAATAATATGCGTAAAAATAATATAATTGCAAGTATATTACTCTTTCTGGCTGAACATTGCTTAAGAGGGCAAAAGGCATATGTATGGAGGGTTACGGCCGAGTGGCTGAAGACACCATATGTAGTTTTGAGTAGGGACTATCTACACATAGATGGACTCTTCCCGGAAGATTGTGGGTGCGTTCCAACTAATCCCACGAAAGACGCTATTTTAATATGAGAGG